TTACTTGAAATCAATGTTAACTATGAAAGTTTCATTGACAATACAAGAGATTGGTAAAAATATAAAACAAAATTTAGAGAGAAAGATTTCCAGATCCACAGAAGGTAAATGTATTGCAGAAGGGTTCGTAAAAATCGGCTCTGTAAAATTATTCAGTTATTCAAGTGGAGTTGTAAATGGCGAAGGCATCGAATTCCAAACATCATTTGAATGTATGGTTTGTTATCCAGTGGAAGGCATGTTGATTGAGTGCCAAACTAAAACGGTAACCAAGGCGGGTATTCATGCAGAGGTGGTGGATGATAATGGCTCAGTTCCAATCACAGCATTTTTGGCAAGAGACCATCACTTCACGGATAGGCAATTTGCATCTGTGAAAGAGAATGAGAAAATCACGGTTCGTGTCGTGGGCATTCGTTTTGAATTGAACGACCCCTATATTTGTGTGATTGGAAAATTGTTAGACGTGAATAAGAACGTTGAAGATTTTGGAAAGCAGCCAGGTAGAAAACCGAGAATCAATATTTTGAATGAGGATGACGAATAGCGTTATTATACATTTGTAAAAGGGATATAAATGTATAAACCAATTATAACCATAAATATGGACGTAGAAAACTTGGAATCCTTAGAAAAAATAAAGGCTTCGATAGAAAAGATGGAAAAGTTCAATCAAGTAGAGATATTAAAGATCCTATCCAAGAACCTTTGTAAGATTAATGAGAATAAGAGTGGCGTTTATGTAAACCTATCTTTTTTATCACCTGAAACATTAGCAGATATAAAAGAGTATATAGAGTATACTCGACAACAAGAGTATAATTTGGTAGCGATGGAATATCAGAAGGAAGACTTTAAGAATTCATTCTTTATTGAAAAAGAAAATAAAGATAACAAGACGATATTATATAGCAGCGTAAATAAATAATGTCCAATTATTTAAATTCAATATTCTATAACAAACCGAACACCGATAAGCCAGGCATTTTGGATAGGATGAGACGCTATTTTTTTACGACCGACACAAAAGCCGATATGTTAGAAACCATTGTCGAAACGTGCGAATCCAGTGAAAAAGTGTCTACTCCTGACCCCATTGTCGATTCTATTGAATCGACTCCATCGCTAGAAATCAAATATGAAGATATGATATCACCATCCCATCCAGATACATTATTTTGGTGTTTGTTTATCGCTATAAATGGCTATGACGAATATCTTCAAATCGATCGTAATTATGGAGTGAAGGAACTTGAACTAAAACAGACTTTTGGTAATTTTATAAAGGAAAATCCATCGAAAATGAAGTCAACGAACAATAAGATCACCAAGGCATCGGTCCAAGAAATATTATCCGATTTTTTAACTACGCAAAAAGAAACGAATCTCCTATGTCTAATTGGGATGATTGTTTATTATAATATCAACGTTATTATGATTGATCCTTCCAAACGCTTTGCGATAGAATTACTTGCAAATGTGGATATAAAATTGAACACATATGTTCTATATAAGGATACGTTTAATAAATATAAAATAAATCCAGAGCCAATATCGGAAGAAATGATAGCAAAACTAAAGACGGACCTTATATTTTTGAATAGTTATGCCAGACCATTGAAAGCATCGTCCATGTATAAACTGGATGAGTTGATTGATATTGCGAAAAAAATAGGTATTTATGACGAAGTCAATAAGCCCAAAAAGCCCGACCTTTATAATTTGATAAGCGAAACTATCCGATGGACATAATATGTTACATCAATAGATCATTAGAACATTAGAAAATTGAACTTAAAAATAATATGTGATTTTACTATATATCACATATTAGAATGAATAAGGAAAAGAATGAACCTCCTTCGAAAACGATAAAACAAAAGAAGGAAGAATTCGATAATATACTCAAACTCTATTTAGAAAGTAATCCTTTTTTGAGAATGGGGCGCAAATCAAACGAATTGGAAGTGCGGTTCGGAACAAATCCTAGAATAGCACGTCCTATTTCCAAGATTGATTATGATAACGTTGTTTCTCATCTATATGCATGCGGTTTCAAGGCCGAAGTAGAAGATGGTCTTCAAATCATGCGCATTTATAGCGAATATACACATCCTAGAACAGGTGAGAAGAGAATGTCTAATATTCGAGCGGAGATCGTGGGGTCAGATTTAATTCAAGAATATTGTAAAACAAATAGTATTAAAAAAGTCATCGATATGCCGTCTACTACATTCAATAAATTAAAGTTTACACAGAAGGATAGTGTGATGGCGAAAGATGGCACTCGAGTCAATAAATTAGATATGGAGGATTTCAATTTTCGCGTTTCTCTACAGACAGAAACTGATTATAACATTCAATCTGAAATTGCGAATACAATTATTTCTAGATGGGATGATTCTAAAAAACTATTTCGTTTCATGAATCGTGTTCGCTTTTACCATCCCGATTTTCCCATATTTGCGGATTTGAGTATTGTGAAAACTGGTAAAACGTCCGGCAAAAAGAGTCTTCCCTTTTATACGATACAAGAAGCAAATGTATTTAATAATGTGGAGCAGTATGAGATCGAGTTGGAAGTGGATAATACGAAGGTGGGCACCGCAAGTAATTATAATACTGTAGATGCTCTTATGGCGCCTCTTAGAAAATGCATCCGAATTGTATTAAGTGGCATTCAAGGATCGAAATTTCCGATCTCTTATGGTGAGCGCGATAGAATATTACAGTCTTATATGCGTTTAGTACATGGAAAAGATTTCCAACAGCGCTGGATCAAATCCAGTGATTTCGTTGGACCATCATCGGTTACTCTACAGTTGCAAAACATTCAACCCATTGCAGAAGGACCTATTGTAACCAATATACGAAAAAATTATACTGTCACAGATAAGGCAGATGGAGATCGTCGTTTGTTATATATTGCAGAGGATGGAAAAATATATATGATTGATACCAATATGAACGTTCTATTTACAGGTTCGAAAACGAGTGAAAAAACAATATTTGAGAGTTTACTAGATGGCGAGCATATCAAATATGATAAACATGGAAACTATATAAATTTGTACGCTGCGTTCGATGTGTATTATGTGAATAATGTTACAACCAGAGATTTCGCTTTTATTCCAGAGGGCGAGGAATTGCCAGACGTGAAGTATAGACTCTTCTTACTACAAAAACTAGTCGCGTTACTGAAACCCGAGTCTATTATCGAAGTATCGAAAGAGCAAGAGAAGGTGGCTAAACCGGTGGAAGAGCCCACCGAACCTGGATGGACTAAGTTGATATCCGCAAAATACAATCGTCCTTATTGGTTTAATGAGGTCTCTGGAAAATCGGTTTGGGTAAACCCTGCAAAAACGCCAGCCATTGTCGAAATAAAAAGCACGTCTGAATTTAAAGTAAAATGTAAGGCGTTTCATAGTGATACGGATACAGTAACTATATTCGACGGTTGTTTAAAGATCTTATCGGATTTGAAAGACGGCATCTATGAATATAATATTGATGGTTTGATCTTTACCCCATCGAATTTGGCTGTGGGAGCACACACGCCTGGCGGAAAAAGTTCTGAACCCAAAAAGTTAACATGGGATAAGTCGTTCAAGTGGAAGCCGCCAGAATTCAATACGGTGGATTTCTTAGTGAGCATAAAAAAGAACGATACAGGAAAGGATGCAATTCATCATATTTTCCAAGATGGCAAAAATGCGCAGGGAATTCAAGACGTTACGCAGTATAAAACTCTGGAACTGAGGTGCGGGTTTAATGAGAAAGAGCATGGCTTCTTAAATCCTTGTCAAGACATATTAGATGATAATCTACCAACGTCCGACGATGTGGATAATATTCGAAACAATAAACCCGTTATATTTCAACCCACAGAACCAGCGGATCCAACTGCTGGTTATACAAACGTTATATTAAAACAAGATGGTTCCAAATTATTTATGATGACGGAAGAAAACGAATACTTCGAAGAAAACATGATTGTGGAATTCAAATATGAAATGACGAATGCAGAAGGTTGGAAATGGGTGCCTCTTCGCGTGCGTTATGATAAAACTGCCGATTTAAATGCGGGGTCTAAAAGTTATGGTAATGCTTATCATGTGGCAAATAGTAACTGGAATTCTATTCATAATCCAATCACTGAGGATATGATCACCACGGGACAAAACATTCCCGAAGTATCCGATGATATATATTATGTTGCCACGACAAAAGAGACGAGCACGCGTGCATTGCGCGATTTCCATAATAAATTCGTAAAGAAGAAGTTGATCACATCGGTATCGAATCGTGGTGATACACTCATTGATTATGCTGTCGGAAAGGCTGGTGATTTAGCCAAATGGATAGAGGGTAAATTGGGTTTCGTATTTGGTATCGATATTTCCAAAGATAATATCCATAATCAATTAAACGGCGCATGCTCGCGCTTCTTAAAGGAGCGAAAAAACAAGGGAGATAAAAACATGCCTCGTGCGCTATTCGCCGTTGGAAATAGTGGTCTCAATATTCGTAATGGACAATGTTTTACAACTGAAAAAGATAAACAGATTGCAAATGCTGTGTTCGGAAAGGGTCCCAAGGATGCCACAATATTAGGAAAGGGTGTCATCAAACAATATGGCGTAGCAGAGAATGGATTTCAAATCAGTTCCTGTCAATTCGCGATGCACTACTTCTTTGAAAACAAAACGTCGTTTCATCAGTTTTTGCGAAACATATCCGAATGCACCAAAACAAATGGATACTTTATTGGCACATGTTATGATGGCAAAACAGTTTTCGACCATTTGAAAAACAGGAAGAACGGGGAGAGTATGACGATCTTTAAAAACGAAGAAAAGATATACGAACTTGTAAAAATGTATGACCAGACTGGGTTTCCAGACGACGAATTAAGTTTAGGTTATAGCATTAATGTTTACCAAGAGAGTATCAACCAATATATACGAGAATATTTGGTGAATTTTGAGTATTTCACCAGAGTCATGGAAGACTATGGCTTTGTTCTTGTGACAAAAGAAGAGGCGAAACAATTGGATATGCCAGATGGTTCTGGGTTATTCCGTGATTTATTTCACTCTATGGAAAGCGAAGCCAAACGCAATTCGCAAAGTAAGACCAATTACGAGAAAGCCCTATTGATGAGCACAGAGGAAAAAACAATATCGTTCATGAACCGCTACTTTATATTCAGGAAGGTAAGAAACGTGGATGCTAAGAAAATGGCAGAAGTGATACTAAAACAAAACGAATATGTGGATCTTATTGGAGAAGAGAAGATAAAGGAATTGGAGGAAACTGTAGATACTTTCATGGACGCTGTGCAACAAGAATCCGTGGTCATTAAGAAAATAAATAAACCCAAATTAGTATTGAGGAAAAAGAAGGTCGAACCTGAGCAAGTGGAGGTACAATCACAAGCAGAACCAGTTCCTGAACCTTCAAAACCTGTAGAAGTTACAGGTCCGATCGTATTCACAGGCGCGCCTATGAAAATCAAGTTAAAGAAAGCGACATAATGTAAATAACGAATAATAATATAAACACATTTTTTGATTTATATTATCAAGATGAGTTATTATTTATTACCAAAAACTAGTGTATTAAATTATAAGTATGTAGATTATATTGAAAAAGAAGAGCAACCGTCGCCAGTGATATCGAATTCTCTTTCTCAATATCTATACGAAATAAAGGAAAAATTAGAGAAACGAGAAAAGGATTGGGACATATTCAAAAAGTATACGAATCCATATGAATATATTCATACAGTAATTCCCTTTAAAAAAAAGGCAGTGTCGAGACATAAACCTCTATCGCGTTCTTATTTTAAAATGATCGAAATAGTAAATATATTTGATTTGCATTTTGAATCTAAACCTATTCAATCATTCCATTTGGCGGAAGGGCCTGGTGGTTTTATTGAAGCGCTTGCTGAACTAAGAAATTGTCCCCATGATAAATATATCGGGATGACGATCATTGATGATAATAACGACCCTAACATCCCCTCCTGGAAAAAGACAGAGAATTTTTTGAATAATAATAAAAATGTCTTTATAGAAAATGGTGCTGATAATACTGGGAATATTCTATCGCTAGACAATTTTTCTTACTGTAAAGAAAAGTATTCTTCTTCCATGGACTTAATCACAGCAGATGGCGGGTTTGACTTCTCAGTAGATTTTAACAATCAAGAAGTTAATATTTCCAAATTATTATTCGCACAGATCTGTTTCGCTATTACTATGCAAAAACGCGGAGGCAATTTCATTTTGAAGATATTTGATACGTTTATGCAACATAGCATTGATCTATTGTATTTGTTATCCTCATTTTATGAAAAGGTATATATAACAAAGCCACACACAAGTCGATATGCGAATTCTGAAAAGTATATTATATGCAAAGGATTCTTATACTCTAACAACGAGTTTTTTTATCCCTATTTGCATCGATCATTCGAGAAAATGATAAACACAAACTATTCGGGAGAATTGTATATACACCGATTTTTAAGCATTCCAATATCCCGATGGTTTTATATGAAATTAGAGGAATACAATTCTATATTTGGACAACAACAAATAGAGAATATACATTATACGATTTCGTTAATTGAGAATAAACATAAACAAGAAAAAATAGATAATTTGATTAAAATAAACGTCCAAAAATGCATTCAGTGGTGCATTAAACATAAAGTTGCCTATCAACCAACATTGAACGCAACGAATATGTTTATGAACCAGAACATGATTGATTCAAACGAAATCGAGGTGTAACCGTTTATCCTCTATAAATATATTTACAAGTAGATTTCGCTTCGCCATGTCCAAATAAAGGTGTTTTTTTATTCGGATAACCCAATTTATCTTTCACTGTATACCCGTTTTCAGGGACACCATAAGCAAGTGCATTTGCAACGGATTTTCCATACGCGTTTGCGTATCCATTCGTAGAATTCGTGATAGAATTGTATTTGGCTCTTAGAATACGTGAACTTGACGATACGGCGCCTTGTTGGCCAAATTGAGGATTATTTGGTTTATAATTGATGGGTACATATAAAGGTTGAATTCCTGGAGTAGAACTAGAAACGAATACTTGATTGGATAGCGTGGTTTGCGTGTTTTCAGTCGTCGATGTAATGATATCTGCTGGATAATGACCAGGAGTAAATCCAATCGCATTTTGGAATACATTATCCAATATATAGAATCCAGGCACAACAGTCACGGAGGGCGTTGACCAAGTTGCGCTTCTAGAGATAGATAAATACGCATCTGAAAATATCACATTATTAGCCTTAAGTGCCTGAAGTTCGACCTGATTGGACACCGAATTATACGCAATATTTAATAAAAAGATGATATTTTGGTTATTAAGATAACTATTATTGAAAAACACAGTTTCGTTTATGTTATGAGAAGATGTCACGATATAATAATGAAAATTAGCCGCCATGGTTTTTTGTAATAGTGCATTTATGTCGTCTACAGTATAATATCCTTCAGGAACATCTACGGTATAAAAATTTGCATCTATCCACTGATACTGAAAACTGACATCCGTGACAATTTTATAACGTTTACAATGATTTATGCCATTCGGTGAATATACATTCGCTGACGATAAACTACTGCCTGGTTTGGCCTGAGAATTTCCTTGGCGTATAAAATTATATTGGTTCTGCTGAAACGATATGTTGCGCGCATTTAAATATTGTTTCGTAGTGGTGCAATATGTATCGTTATTTTTGGATATATCGAATTGCTTTTTAATAATTCCACTACTTCGGACACGACGTTTTGCGTTATCGCTTGCTGAAAGGAGCCCGACAGTTTGTCCATTGGCAGCCACATAAGTGATACAAGATCCTGGTTTTTCACATGTATTGTTTGGAAAAGTATCGTCTAATGTATTTACTAAACCACTTTGAATCGTAGTAGATGAATTGATGATTGATCCATTGGGTTGATTGAATACATCTATGGAAGACGATACTCGAGATTGACAAGAGACATTATCGACAGGTGTTGCTATTTCGCGTCTATGCAATCTAACTGGATTGGCACGAAATAAGTTCGCATTTCCAATATTGAAAGACATATCGGCAACATTTTTTTTAAATAAAGATGTGATTTGAGTTAATGTTTTTCCTTTCCAAGGTATATATGGCATTTCATTAAATCCTAATCGCGCAGACATACTATAATATACTATGGTATATATTTTATTGTCATTTACGCAAATTATTATAGATGCTAAACATGATTTGATTATAACTATAATTGTCAAAACATAATAAATATAAATTTGCAGTTATACCATCGCAGATGATTGTAACATTAGACTTAAATCGATTCAATATTAATAATATATTCCTCTTAGACACAAAACGTAACATCATTATGAATGGTAACTTTACAAAGTTTATATATTCAAATGATTGGTTTGTAATGAGTGGTCTTTATTTATTATTTCCAATTGAAGTGGCAACTATAAATAAAATCGGAACCAAAAAACAAATGGTTTTCCATCCATATCAGCCTT